CCCCCCAAAGAAACAAGAAAGAATATAACCCCCCTTAACAGACCCCCTTGCGCCACTGGCTCCTGCTGGTGGCGCTTTTGCTTTGTCTGTCGTTCTGGCAAAAGCCCAAACAGTGAGGAGGAGCAGATGGGGAGCATAATAGACTAGGAGAAGCAATTTGCAAGGAGATTTTGCACAAGAAAGAGCCATTCGGAAATACTTAAAAAAATTGAACTAAATTGGCAAAGAAATAACAAGGAGGTAATTCGGGAAAATGGGAATTAACTATTTGTTAAACGCAAATCTAGTGTTTGCAATGGTTTTTTGGGTTTCTGTGTAATTTTTGTGTCGGTTGGCCGCCCTGGCTGCAGCTTGATGTCTCCCCGGCCCTGCGGCCTGCGTGGGCGTGGCCGGTGGTGTGCAGGTGCCCGGGGCTGTAGATGATGGATAACAAGGGGGGAGGGGTAGCGGAAAAACGGGCGGCCTCGCTGGGAACGGCATAGGTTATATTTCCTATATCCCCTCAACTCTCTACAGGTCAGGGGGATACCGGAAAAACGGGTGGGATATGTTCTAAAATCTGACTCTAAAATACTATTATCGGGTACAAAACAGGGGTGCATAAAATATGCTGAACGATTTGGAAGTGATCTGTGGTAGAGTATAGATAGGCGAAAGCCTACCATCTTCTTTTCTCACTTGCGGCGGGCAGGGTGTTCCTCCAGCCCTGCCCTGACCGCGGGGCTTATAATGGGGACTAGAAACTGGGGGACCGTACCAGAGTTTCGCAATCGAAGCCGACATGCGGTGCGGTTGCCCTACCGCTTGTGTTGACAGCTGCGTTCCTACGTGGAGAGAGCAGCGGTGGGGCGATTTTGATACAAGGCGGTGAGGACATGCCGAGAGCGAAAAAAGCGGCTGGGGAGCCGAAAGCGGAGAAGCGGACGGGAGCGGGGGCGAAATATGAAACTGCGGAGGAACTGCAGGAAAAGCTAGACGCTTACTTTGCAGAGTGTGAGGAGCGCGGCGATATCCCCGAGGAATTTTCTCTTGGCGTGTACTTGGGTGTTTCACTCATGACGCTGGATAACTGGTACAATGGCCGCCGCTGCGAATACCTGCAGGAGACGATCCAGATGGCCTACATGCGGATGTCCGCCGCTGCTGTTCAGATGGCGTACCGGAATCCGAAAGCCCCGATGCCGATCTTTGCGCTGAAACAGAAGCGGTACGGCGGATATCAGGACAAGGTGGAAGCCAATGCAGAAGTGAAAGTCAGTGTCCAGATGGGAAAGAACATGGAGGCGAGTGATTTCGCATGATGGAGTATTTGGCGTGTTTCCTGTTTGGCGCTGTAGTTGCCTTGGCCGGGGTAAAGGTCGGCTCCTTCACAAATGGAGGGGAGCGGCAGGAAGCGGCGGCGAAGAAGAATCCGGACCCGCAGGCAGAAGATGACAGGGACGAGCAGCGCCGGTCCAAGGAGATCGACGAGGGCATCCAAAACCTGATGACATTTTCAGTCAATGGCAAAGATGGCTTTGATGTAGGAGGTCTGTAATGGCATCTGTGCAGGATGTTTTTGATATGGCGATCCACCTGATGGATGCGCAGAACGAGTCCACAGGCGCGACCCGTACAACAGATACGAACGAATACGCGCTTCGGACGCCAAACATCCTGAACACGCTGCTGGATCAGGTCTATCCTTACAGTGACACGTATCCGGACCTGTCGGATGGGACGAAAACCCGACCATCTCTGGTCAGTGTGACGTCTCTGGATGACTACCTGGACCTCGATGACTACATCTGCCGGAATGTGCTTCCCTATGGCTTGGCCGGACTGCTTCTGACGGAAGAAAACCCCACACAGGCGAACTTCTTCTGGCAGACATACCTGGAGAATCTGAACACGGCCAAAAGCCGTCTGCCATCCTCCGGCATCGAGAGCGTGGAGGATGTGTACGGCGGAGGCGGTGGAGACAACTACCTTTCCCGCTGGGGCGGCATTGAATACGGGTGGTTCGGCCAATGGTAGTACATGGATGGTACACCTGCCCCAAATGCCATAAGGGTATCCAGAAGGTTACGGGAAACACGGTTCTGTATGGGACGCCGGTATACTGCCGCAAGTGCAGGCGGGAGTGGTGGCCCACAATCTTCATGGGGCAGGAGATCACCGGCAATTTGCCGGAGTTCAAAATGAAATAACAAGCTAGAGCGCAAGACGCCAGAGCTGGGAATGATCCCGGCTTTGGCGTCTTTTTTGTTTTTTCTGAACAAGACGCCCGAGACCACGGACGCTTGAAATACACGCCGCCAGACCAGGCGGGGAAAGAAGGAACCAATGGAAGAGAATACCACCGGTTTGGAGCAGGAGACCGAGACCACGGTTGACTCCTTCATGGATGGATTCGACGGGGCGGAGACTCTGGAAAGCCCGGCAGACCAGCCGGAAGAACAGGAGTCAGAGCATGAAGAAACACCTGCTGATGAAGAGCAGAAGTCGCCGGAAACATCTGCTGCTGGCAACGAAAACACTGACGCCAAACCGGGCGAAGCCGTTGAACCGGAGAAGCAGGAAGCACCGGAGGCCCAGGAACCGGAGACCACACCGAAAACCTGGACGCTGCGCCATTTAGGCGAGGACAAGACGGTCAACGAACAGGAACTGACGGCCCTTGCTCAAAAGGGTCTGGACTATGACCGGATTCACGGAAAGTATGAGGAATTCCGGCCTGTGATGGACCTGTTCAGCCAGTTTGCGAACAAGGCAGGCATGAACACCACGGACTATATTGCCCACATCCGCCAGGAAGCTAAGAGAGCCGAGGGCCTGAATGCAGAAGAGGCCAAAAGGGCTGTGGAGCTGGAGGACCGTGAGGCAACCGTAGCCGCCAAGGAAGCTGCTGAAGCGGAGAGGCAGAAGGAGCAGCGGGACGCCGAGGCCCAGAAGCAGTCCGCGGAACAGCGCAGGATGGCGGATATTCAAGAGTTTCAAAAGACATTTCCTGATGCGGCAAAGGACCCGAAGGGAATTCCAAAAGAGGTATGGGACGGCGTGAAAAGCGGCCTTTCCCTGGTTGCCAGCTATGCCAGATGGCAGGTGGCACGGGCGAATGAGCAGGCCGCCAAGGCAGAACACAATGCTTCTGCCATCAAGCAGAACCAGAAAAATACGGAGCGGTCCACTGGCAGCATGAAGTCTGCCGGTGCGGACAACAAGAACAAGGACCCGTTCCTGGATGGCTGGGATTCCTGATTTCAGGGGCCTTCTTGCATCTGGTGAAAAGAAAGAGAGGGCCACATGGCAGTTAATTACACAGTCAAATACGCAGACAAAATCGCAGAGAGATTTCACAAGGCATCCATCACGGACTCCGCCGCGGGCCACGAATATTCCTTTGTAGGAGCCAAGACCATCCGTGTCTACTCCGTGGATACTGTGCCGGAGACCGATTATAACCGGACTGCAGATGGCAACCGGTTCGGCACCCCGAAGAACCTGGGCGACACGATCCAGGAGATGACGATGAACAAGGCGCCTGCCTTTACATTTGTCATTGAGCCTCTGGATAACAGCGATCAGGCCATCGAGAAGTCAGCGGGAAAGTCCCTGCGGCGTCAGCTGGACGAGGTCACTATCCCCAACATGGATAAGTACCGGCTGAGAAAGTGGTGTGAGGGCGCCAACATCCAGTATCAGCCCTCCGCAGCGCCCACCAAGAGCACCATTGTGGAGTACATCATCGATGTCAACGCCCAGATGACGGACGCCTTTGTCCCGGTGGAGAACCGGACACTGTACATCCCCACGGAGTATTACAAGCTGCTGAAGCAGAACCCGGACTTCATCAATCTGGAGGGCCTGGGCACCAAGGCGCTGGCAAAAGGCGTTGTGGGTGAAGTGGACGGAACGAAAGTCGTCACCATTCCCAAGAGCTATCTGCCCTCCGGCGTGTACTTCCTAATCAAGTACAAGGGATCCAGTGTGGACCCCGTAAAGCTGCAGCAGTATGACGTGTTGCCCAAGGTACAGGGCTATGCCGGTCCTGTGGTGCAGGGCGTCACCTACTACGACAGCTTTATCCTGGCAACCAAGGGCGACGGCGTTGCGGTGTGCGGCAGTAACGCGGCTGTTCTGTCGGCTCCCACACTGTCCATTTCTGCGCACAAAGTCACGATTTCCGAACCGGGCAGCAATGTGTACAAGTACACGGTGGACGGGACCAACCCCCGGTACAGCTCTACTGCTGAGACCTATCCCTCCGGCGGCGTGACGCTGACTTCCGGCCAGGTCATGCGGTGCATCCAGATCAAGGACGGCTGCTGCGGCATGGAAGCCGATAAGGCATACGAGTAAGCAATATAGGCTCCCGCAAGGGGGCCTATTCCCCTAGTCATTCCCTGAAAGGTGAGCGCATGGCAAACAAGAAAGCACGAAACAACAGCG